ACATCATCATCTCCATCACGAATAGCCCACGTTCCTCCCGTTGAATTTATTATTTTATTTCTCAGGACTTTTACAAAATACGACATAACCCCAGTCACGCTCTCAAGCTTCGTTAAAGGAATCTGCTCATCTAATTCGCTTTTTATAGAAGCTACATCGCTACTTAGTTCGCTATAATCCTCTGGAATACTGTCCGCAACCGCCTTAGCACTCTCCGCACTAGCTTTCGCCGACGTTTCACTCTCCGCCGCAGAATCAGCATAATTTTTCGCATTTTCAGCGCTATTACTAGCAGACGTTTCCGCAGATTCAGCCTTATCCGCACTCTCGCCTGCTAATTTAGCCGATTGCACGGCATTTTCAGCGGCGGTCTGCGTAGCCGTCAAACTATCCGCCGCTTCGCTTGCAGACGTTTCAGCGGCTTTCTGTGCGGTTTCTGCTTCTGATTTAGCGGACTGTGCGGAATTACTGTAGGTTTCGGCATTGTCTGCGTATTCTTTGGCTTTGGTTGCACTGTTCTCGGCTTCTTTCGCATAGCTTTCAGCCGATTCAGAGAACCCCTGCGCCTTTGTGACTTCCGCTTTCGCCAAATCAACCTGTTTACTTGCCTCTGTAACAGATTCGGCGGCACTGTTTGCAGAATTTTCAGCATTTTCAGCGCTATCATTTGCGGATTCGGCATAGTTTTTAGCCATATCCATAGACATATTGGTTTGTATTAGGTATGATTTTGTCATTGCCTCGTCTGACGCAACCCTTGAAACTGCACCTTCAGCCATACTACTATATTCTTTAGCTTTTGTTTCACTATTTCCAGCATTCTCGGCAGCAGTTTTGGCTGTTTCAGAGTACTCTTCTACCATTCCAACTGCGTTTTCTGCTTTCGTAGCGGCTTCTTCAGCTCTATCGGCACTCTTGCTTGCGCTGTCCTCGATATCAAGCACCTTTTCAAGAGCCCCAACAGCCTCTTCATAAGTTGGAATCGGCTCGGTGTCACCAGTAAGCGACTCTTTTACCTCAGCTTTGAAGACGTTGGACTTCTTTATGTAAGTAAAATCACCATCACTATATGCGACGGCAAGCACCTGAAGTTCTACGAAGCCGACTTCTCTGAGAAGACTAGGATGAATGACACATTTTCCGTCTGAAATTGAAATATCATACTGAACGCCATCAGAATACGAGATTCGGAGCTTATAAGCATCTGCTCCGTCTACTTCATAGTCCTCAAATATAATTTCTCGACTATCAATCTCGCCCATATAGCCAAGAAAGCCGGAATTCTGATTTATGAAGTATCTACTATCAAGAGAAACTTTCATTTTGAATTATTCCTCCTTATTCCAGTCATCAAGAGCGTTCATAACGGCAGAGATGCCTGCTGCGACTGCCGATACGCCAACGCCAATTACAGCGGTTTTAATAGCCGATGCATTAGCGAAGTCAATGGTTGGAACAGCAATAGCCGCATAGCCAATCGCTGACTGTACAAAGGTTCTCAACGCTCTTTTTACCCAGTTTTTCATTTATGCTCATTCCTTTCCAAATCTTCTATTCGATGATTAGCTACTTTAAGCTCTTCTTTAGCCACAGCCATATCTTTCTCGAGCATGTAAGTGCGTTCAACGTATTGGTTGTGCTTGTCTACACGCTCAGAAAGCTTGTCGATCTTGTACTCGATCAATTTTTGGCTGTCGTATTGTGTTTGACGCATTTCTTTACGATTACTAGATGCAATGATTAGTTGGCATCCGACAGCGGATGCTGCTGTTATGATCGCCACGATTATAGTTGCCATATTCTCACTCCTTCATCGCAAAGTAACCATTATAAGAATAGTTTATGTTATTTCGCTCAATTGTACACTCAGTTCCAAGTAAATCACTGAAGAATGTTGCATATACCGTAGGAAGATAGCAAACTCCATGGTCTGGAACACAAACATTGGTCAAAGAGATGCAATTAGTTGAGATAAAGTTGTAGTTTCCGCTTTTGCCAGAAGACCCTATTTGTTGTATAGATGGAGAATCGTACTCGGCCATCCACAATTTATCGTCACCATTAGACCAACCATTACCCCAGTCATGACCTATGAAGCACGTTCCACCAAGGTTGTCTTTTGCAAAAATGTGTGCGACTGGCTTAGGCCCATCGGTTCGTCCTCCATAGTTATACTTGATATTGAATGCGACGCCAAAAGCAGAAGGCGTCTTTATTACTCGATTGACGTAAGCATATCTAGGAGTACTACCAAATGGGACGCCCAACTCTCTCGTGGCCCCACTTGTAGTAGTAATGGTCGTGTAAGTATGGTCGTCGTTGTCGGAATAATATCTCTTATAAGCTATAAAAGTTACTCCTCCAATTGAGAGTTTAATCTGTGAGACTAGGTTATTCGTTCCGTCTTCACTCGTAAGCTCGATGGAGTCGAAGTAGTCGGAGGCGTTTTCTGTGAGCCAATTGTAAAACTCTGTCTGATCTCTAGAGTTAAAATAAAACGTTTCAATAGCCATAATCATTCCTCCAATTCATAACCAAACACTCCACTTCCGCTATTGTAATAAGCCTTCTCGAACAATTTATCGTACAAGCCAGGAACCCCATCGATTAACATAGGCACCATATCTCGTACAAGCTCTCCGTTTTCATAAATTCTGAAGCTGTAAACCTTAGCCTGACCTATTTCGTTTCCATTTTGATTTAGACAGAACAACATGATAGGCGATTGGCATATTCCATTAGCATATCTTGCTGTCTGAGACTCTCCATCTCTGGTAATTGTAACAAGCTTATTCGACGCGTCAACATCAACAGAATACGTATGAATGTCTCCCATTGACGGAACGTCGAGTTTAAATGCACTACCACTGTCCGGACCTCCTACTGACGTATTATCAGAACCGATTATTACCCATAAGCTTCCTTGATAAGTTTTTATTCCTCCATTACCATAGTTGACTCCTCCTCCGTACAGCCACCTATGATTGCCATCATTAGCAAGATCAGCAAACGTTATCTCATATCTAAGATTCAACGAACCGTCTGGAGTAAAGCCTGTATTAATATACTGAGTGCCAGTTCCTTCAATGTATTTGAGAGCTGTTAGCTCGTGCTTCTCTTTATAATCACCGACATCCGCCAATGGAACACTTCTTGCTTTGACTAACGATGCGGCTGGTACAGATGAACTACCGGATGCACCCGATAAATCAATTGAGCCAAAATAATGCTTAACCGTACCGTCGGTCTGAGTTACGTAATACACTGTAGTACTTGTTGGAGAAATCGCATTGTACTCAGCATACGTTAGGTTAGCAAAGCTTAAACCACCTAACTGATTAAGAATCGACTTAATATTATTGCTAGTGGTAATGATTTTATTGTTGATTACTATCTTAGCCTGGTCCGAACTTGTAGAGTTGCTTGATACGGTATCTGATAATGTACTTTCTGTAGTACCAAACGTTAACGTAGGAGCATATGGCTGAGTAATGTCAATTTCCATTTTGATTAGTCTGAGCGTTTCCTCAATCATAAGATATGGATTAAGAATCGTATAGTAATTTCCAACAGTGAATCGTTCTTGTGTATTGTCGATAAACGATAAGTCTAACGCTGAGACTGTGAACGAGATCTCGTCGGGCGAGTAAGACTCCATGTAATCTACAGCAAGACGATAAAGCTCTCCTGATTCAGCGATATGGTCAGGATCTGGGTCATCATCGGATACTTCAGAGTCATCGAACACTACGGTTTTTGTTATTAGGCCGTATTTGTCAATTAAATCTTGACGTTCTAGATAGACGTGATCTGATGCATTGTACTCTAAGTCAGGGACTCTTGACGTGTATGGGAGGATTGTTAGACGTCTCGAATACGCTTTAGTGCCAAGACTCGCTCCTAAAGGAATTATTCGAGTAAACAGCTCATCAATGGTGTCAGTTTTCTCCATTTCTTTGATGTTTACTTTAGTCATCAATGGAGTTTCGACATTTTCGCCATAGACGTTAGTCGTGAAATCGATGTATCGTTTACCATCTGAGTGACGAATGCGAACTTCTCCACCCATACTACTCTCAAAGATTGTCTGTAGAGCTTCATAAGCAGTCATACCATCAGCACTATCAAATACTACAGGTAAACCAGCAAGAGAGCATTCGCCCATGTAGAATTTCTTATCATCTTCTACGTATTCGTTATAGGTTTCGATCAGTTTATTAAGAAGAGTAGTGCTTAAATCACCAGTAGCGGCAAATATATTAAATATAGGAGCATCATATAGCATAGCAATGTCGCTCTCACATGTTACTACTTTCTGATTTATGCCATTCTCGTTCATTGATTCCTGAACGGAGGCAACTCTTCCTTGAAAAGCGGTTTCACCGTCAATCAAATCATAGATCGTAATAAGTGTTTTTGCCATGATAAGCTTAAAATATCCAGGATTTGAAGGGAAAATGGTGAAATCGAAAGTTGCTATTTCACTACTTATACCAAGAGTTAACTTAGCATCAGTAATAAAACGTGTAGAAGGGTCTTTATGGTCGAGTATAATAACATCTTCGCCTTCATAGTTTATTACTACTTTGTACACTTTTATAACCTCCTATTCGATCCATCATATGTAAACGTTATTTGCTTGTCCTTACTTCCTTCTATAACAACTCGGTATATACCATCAGAAATATAAATCGTATCCGTTCCAGGAGGATAGACTTTCGAAGAACTTCCGGAAGATCCAGCTCCGCTATAAATTGTGATTGTAGGCAATGTATAGCTCTCAACCGTAAGAGGCGCGGTAGTAGAACCGATGTTGTATTGTTGTGTTATAGTATAAATATCCATACGCATATTGCCTATCTCATTCTCAGCGAGTTCTTTTGACAAATTATAACATAAAGTCATTGTAGAACTTATGCTAGCGGGCATGTATATTGAAAATAGACCATTGTCGTATAAATCTGGAGAGTATTTCTTTCCATCACATGCTATGTATACCGATTTAACAAGTGTATTATTGGAATTAGCAACCATGTAATCAGTAAGATTGAGAAGCACTGCTTGCGTATAAGAAGGAACTAATACTTCAACATAAGTGCCGTCAATTGTAATCGATGTGCTTATGTCAGACAATAGCTTTTTACTTACTTTAGTATTAGAATATTGACAAACCCCTAGGAGATTGTCGCTAGACTTATATACAAAATAGTATCCTTCGGCATCACTTGATGGGGTAACTGAGAAAGCAACATTGACGATTCCAGAAGCACTAACTTTATAAGGTGCTGCTGAAAGAGTAGCAGTAGCCTGTAAAGCTGACTTATCGCTCAGTAAGTAGGAGATTTCAATGCCAGTGCAAGCAACTTCCTCATAAACCCAATCAGGATCATGATTGTCTACAAGAGTGTTATCTCCATCAGTATATAGCCAAGCAGCTATTTTTGACAAAATATCAGCCGCTTCTGATGCCGTGTCTCCTACAATGTTGAATACACAGCTTATTGTTCGATTATCGTAATGCAATGAACCATCGAATCTCGAAAAATCGTAGACTCCGTCCCTATAAGGAACAGAGTCTGTGATGGTTCGAGGAGCAGGCATGGCTTCTGTTATACTGGCCAATATTGCTCCATAATCTTCGGGTTTACGCCCGTTAAAAGTCATGGATGCGGTTTCTACTGGTGTTTCAATACTCAATGAACGTACCCCCTTTTACTTGCTAAATATGATTTGTTGTTTACGGAATCAACGATAGGTGCAACCGTAGTGCCGACTGTCTTTCCGTCAAGAACCGAGTATACAATGATTTGTGCATCATCTGAGATACCAAAGGTTCCATTTTGAATTGCATCAGCGAGAGCCTTAACATTGGAATTAAGACTCGAAATGTTGCTTTCGGCCTTTCTGCTTTCTCTAGCTGACGCAAAGCTGCTATTGGTTGTAGCTAAGTCCATCGTCTGCTGAGAGAAGAGACTGTTGATTTGCTGAGCACCAGATTGTACAGAAGACAGGTCAAGTACCGGACGAATTGTCGGATCGATGTCGAAGTCGGATCCAAGCAAGTCTGCTACAGCGGACATCGGAGTGCTAAGAGCATCAATCGTCTGTTCTCCAAGAGAATTCGACTGCTTAGTAACCTGAGCGGCATTGTTCTTGATGCCAAGAGTAAGACCCTCACAGATGTATCTACCAATCTTTTTCATCTCTTTTGAAGGTGACGCAATTCCGAGAACGTCTTTAAGTATGTCGATGATCTTTCCACCGAGATCGCCAAGAACGCCAATCGGATCGTCGAATAGCGCCTCGATTCCCTCGACAATACCTTTAATTAGGTTGCTACCGATTTTCTTAATCTTATCCCAGATGTCCGACATCTTCTCAACAATGTCAGTAATGAACTTCTTTACTTTTAGCCAAATCTTAGAACCGTTAGCAGAAATACCACTAACGATCTTATCGACAATTTCTTTACCCTTACCAGGAAGCAGATTGTAGATCTTTTTAAGACCTTTCTTAGCTGCTCTATAGATTGCTCGACCAAGCTTTACGAAAGATTCAATTAAATCGGCACCATTATTCTCTATGGCGTCTGACCAACCATCTATGGTAGCAATCATCAGCTTCCATAAAGCGTCAATGATGTCACCGATCTTATCAGTTAAGCCTTTAATAGCTCCTATGATAACATCCAAAAGAATGTCTACAAGAAGTTGTACGATTTCTTCCGCTCGTTCTTCAACAGCCGTCAAGAATATAACAGCCATGTCTATGATTATAGATACAATGTCATATAGACCATCTCTTACGATATCAAGAACCTCTACGATCATGTCTAGGAAGTACTGTGCTAAATTTGCTATGTTTCCGAATAGAACGTCAAGAACCGCTTCTAACAAAGTCCAGCATGCTTCTGCGATTTTTGGTGCCATTTTGATTATTGACGAAAGAAGTACTTTTAGACCGTCGACGACGCCTGAAATTAGTACCGGTATAGATTCGCCAAACGCTTTAACCATACTTTCGAATACTGGCTCAATCAACGGCCAAGCTGCAGCAAGAGCCGTAGTCGTAGCTACAAACACAGCGAACGCCTCGGCGGCAAGCAATGCGCCAGCGCCAAGTAAAGCCATTCCTCCACCGATTGCTAGCATCGATAATGCAAACTCCGTCATACCAGCAGAGAATTTAGCGGCAATTACAAACACAGCAATTAGACCAGCAATAGCCACGCATGCCTTTACAAGTTTTGAAGCTTTCAACGCAGCCAACATTGCTATCATTGGAATCAATAAGTTAAGAGAACCACAGATTATTGCTATAGAAGTTGCAGCAGCAAGAGCTTTCTTTCCTCCGATATTCGACAGCAGTAGCAATGATCCAACGACAACGATCAGAATGCCAACCAATGCCCCAAGTCCATTAGCCAAACTCTCAGTATCCATTAAACCAAGAATCGCTATAGCAGGAACTAAGGCGTCAACTGCGATAGCAATGAGTATCATCGATGCGGATGCAGCAGCAATAGTCTTTGGATTGGCTTTCTCTAGAACAATTCCTAATGCTGTCATTACCAATACAAAAGCTGACAGAATACCAACCATTCCAAACAAACCCTGAACCATAACGTCAGTATCCATAGTACCAAGAATCTTAATAGCTTTCGCCATGGCTTTCACGGCTTCTGCCATAGAAATGAGTGCCACCGCAACATTCTTAAGCATTGCTGGATCTGGAGACAGTTTTGATACTACATAAGTAAATATAATCATTACGCCGAATAACTCATCGACGGAATTTAATCCTTGTCTCAAAGCGTCGGCGTCCATCTCTCCGAGTTTCTTTATTGGTTTAACCATGAGAAGAATTGCAGCGGCCATGACAAGCAAGCTCTTCGATGCTTTGGATAATGCAGTCGAATCTTGAATATCTTTTGTAAACTCGGCCATAACAATCATTAAGGCCACCATTTCTTTCATCAGTCCAGCGATAGCTACTGTTGCTACACCCAGCGATTTAAGATCCATATCGGCAAGCTGAGATAAAGCTATGGCAATAAGAAGAACAGAGATCGATAATTTCTGAAGAGCAGAGGTTAATAGAGTTAAATCAAACCCTTGCTCAAGACTGCTCTGATAAGTTTGTAGGACTATAAGTACACCTACAACCTCGCCAAACATAGCTGAGATTGCGCCAATCACCCCGCTTAGATTTCCCTGATCAAGTTTTGACAAGATCCCCAATGCTATGGCAAGAATTAAAATTGATGCTGCAATTTTCTCAAGAACATCAGCGAGACTTTCTTTTTTCCACGCCTGTATAGCTTCAGCAAACGAGTTTAGATTACCAGTGATTCCTTTGAAGCTATTAGACATGTCGGCAAATCCGGATATAATTTCCTTTATTAACGCAAGAACGGTTGCGATGAAGCCTCCGCCCAATGTTAAATCAGGATGGTCAGACATGCTTTCAAATATACTTGCAAAAGCATCACTTAGTTTAGATCCTGCATCGCTTGCCGTGGTAGCAGCTCCTTCAAAGAACGTAGTTATGTCATCGAATATGCTTTTAAGCATGTTAAACAATGACGTTCCCATGTTAATAAAACTTAACATCAAATCTAATGTACTGGATAATATTTCGCCTATGATTTCGCATAAAGGAGTTAGTTTTTCGACAACCGTTGAGAATGTAGAAGATACGTTTGAGAACGCGTCCTTGATTTTAGTTCCTATTATTGTCAATGGATTGAAGCTAGTTTCCACGTTCTCAACCATCTTATCAGGCCCGTCTGATTTGGTAGTTCCTAGAGATGCCAAAGAGTCAAACACTGATGATACGAAATCAACAACTACTTGTATAGCTGTGCTGAATCCGCTTTTTAAACTCGAGAAGCCATTTGCAATAGATACAAATGCCGATGACATAAAGCCAGCGATTGCCGAGGCGGCAGTAGACAAAGCATCCTTAATGTTATCAAAGCCAGTTTTAATAGCTTCAAACATCAAAGACATGAAAACTGCAATAGATGAAGCTGCTGTAGAAAATGCAGACTTAATATTACTTAATGCGGTCTTTATCGCATTAAATATAGAAAGCGTAAAACTTCCAATAGAAGTTCCTATCGATCCAAAGAAATTCTTAATCTTGGCGAATCCCTTTTTAATACTATTTAGTATTGATGACATAAAACTTCCAACAGAAGATACTACCTTTCCAAAAGCACTACTGAAATCAAAATTTGCCAGCCCATTTCCTATGCTGGAGAAGAAATCTCCTATTTTAGAAGCTAACCCACTTAGATCAATGCCTGTCACGTTCTTTGCAAAACTAGCAATTTTAGAGATTATTACAGACAGACACTTAGGAATTACACTTAAAATATCAAACAGCCCGCCGAATACACCTTTGAGAACATTAGTAACGTCAGCAAGCTGTCCTTCTCCTGAAATGAATCGACCAATCGCGCCAGTAACACTTAAGAAAGCACTAACAAGTCCATCAGCACCGTCAGTAACTGGCCAAATTACACTAAGAAGGGTCTTGAACGCGTCCCATACAAACTTGACGATTGTGAACAAACCCTTTAGCGTATCCTTAAGATTCTGGCTATCTTCATCAGAAAGAGTTAGAGACTTAGCAAAGTTTCTTACCATTCTTGCGGCGTATCGGATTGTCTCGGCGTCTTTAATATCAAAGACCTCGGCAAAAGCTTCTGCTACGGTCTTAGCTATTCCCACAATATTAAGAAAGACTATCTTAAGAGTTTCTACTGCTCTACATAGTGCAATGAAAATATCAGTTGCAATTTTGTATGCTTTGCTTTCCTGATCGATCTTGGTATTATTAAGAGCATTAGCAAAGTCGAGCAACTTCTGAGACAATGACAGAAGAATTTCTCCAAATGATGAACCAACAGCATTGATGCTCTGAAGTTTTCTTGTCGCATGGCCAAAACCCTGTAAAACAAAATTCAGTCTATCGCCAAGAACGCCAAGAACGGTGGAAACTGCTTCCATCACATTCTTTATTGCTGTAAATATCTTTTCGGTCTCACCTATGTAGCTAGACTTTGATTCTTTAGAGAACGTATTAAACGATTTGCTAAGTTCAAGAATTATTGCGGTGAGGCCAGAAGCTTCTTTAGCAGCATTCTTAAAAGGTTCAAACACCGCATAGAATGCGACTCTTATGAATCTCAGTCTACGGTCAAGTCCTTGGACAACATTCGTTAAAATCTCGAGAATCGCCGAGAAGTTCACAACATCGACATAATGCTTCATGAGCTTTGCAATGGTGTTTACGGTGGTAGTAAAGGCATTAGCTATCGGATCAAGAGACGCGTTTACCTCATTGATTCGAAGTCTCATTGAGTTGAACATTTCAACAGCAGCTCCGCCTTTTTCAATTAACGGAGATACGAATTTAGCACCTATTCTTGCTAACGCTGCTCCAATATTAGACAACGCACCCGTAAAGGTTGTATTAGCCTCTTTCGCATGCTCTCCAAAAGCGTCGTCCATGGCAGAGGCAAACGTTTCAAATGATACTTTACCTTCCGAAACCATTGTTCTTACTTCGCTCTCAGTAACGCCAAGGTAATTAGCTAATGTAGCAGCAGCATTCATACCTCTTGAGGCAAGCTGGTTCAACTGGTCAGCCATTACTTTTCCCTGACCGGCGACAGTTGTGAATACTCTACCAATATCATCGTACGAGCTGTTTGTCATTGCTGCTACGCCAGCGACAGCTCTCAACGACGTAAACATCTGATCTCCAGCTTCTAATCCGGAAGCGGCTAACTGAGAAGCAACTTTTGCGGCGGAGTCAAGGCTGTATGCCGTTCCATCAACCGCGTCGTTTACGTTCTGCATTACCGCTTCAACTTTAGTTTCATCATTTAGAAGACCCTGAAGCTGAAACTGAGCATTTTCAAGGTTCATTGCTCTGGTTATACCACCGCCGATTATCTTGCTCGATAAGAAACTTGTAAGCTTATTAGCTAGATCAGTTACGGCGTTAGTGATGTTCTGAATAACCTGCATACCAACGATGCCCATCGTCGAGAATCTATTCTCAATAGACTCAAGACTCGACGCCATTTGGGCAAACGTTACATTATTTGCAGCAGAATTGATTGATGAGAACATCGACGCTATTCCAGATAATCCAGTACTAACCGAGTTGAAATTCAGACTAGATTTAAGTTTGTCGAGAGTGTTCATCGTTGTCGATACACCCTTTTCAAACTGGGCATTATCGAACTGCATGATTATTACACGATTATCTACTGTCGTACTCAATTATTTAGTCACCTCCGACCATGCTGACTTTGCTATCTTATCAAATATCGGTCGTATAGCCGGATTAATATAATCTCGTCCAACTACATAGCCACCATTTCTGGTTCCATGACCGTACTGTAGAAGTATTGCGATACAATTACCATCAACTATGTTGTTATTAACAAATGTTATAGTAACCGAATCATCACTTTTTGTAATTTTATAGTCCCAAGAGGCTGCTGTTTTACCAGTATCAACAGGAGTTGCAGCGGCAAGGGCAGCCGCCCCTTCTCGACCATACTGATCAAGCGAGCTTAGTGAAAAATTTTTGCTTCGTTTTAGAAACGATTCTGTATTTTTAAAACTGCCACTTGTCTTTACCGAAATCATTTGCAACTCTCCTTCAAATTATCCTTTGCTCTTGTGAGCTTTTCTTCTTGCGGCATTAAGAGACTTGTTTCTAGCCATCGTTTCTCGTTTACTCATCTTTTTTGGAGGAGTATTCTTAATGTTACATACTTCAATCAATGCGAGTAAACGATTGATGTGCCATTTCTGGCATTCAAAAGGTATTTGTAAGGCTACCATCCAATAATAGATTAATTCTGAGGTAATAACTTCTTTTCCTCGACCTTTTTTAACATTATTAAACGTAGTAGCAGTCATTGGGGCTTCCATGTAATCTTTAATGTCTTTAAGATTCTGATTGGTTAAGCCTAGATAGACCATCGGATCGATGTTTTGAGTCAACGTCATGCATCTTACGTAGTCTATTAGCTGTTCCTGAGTCATGTTCTTGTTGTTAAGGAATGAAGTAGTCCACTTAGACTCCCATTTGGCAATTGATAACAAGGAATGCTCCAATGTTATGGTACATTCCTTGTTATATGAGAATTCTTCTTTTACTGGATCCCACAATTCTCTTGCCGGAATTGTAATCCTCAGCATTTTACTGCTTGGATGTTACGAAAGCGACGTTTTTAGCCTGTTCAATAGCTTTTTCATCTACCTGCAAATCTTTAGGAACTATGCCGGTCACAAAAGCGATGGCTTCTTCAGCATCAGTAGAAAGAAGCATATACAACTCACTATAGGCCTCTGTCTGAGTAAAGTTGTCGAGAACTTCCTGATTCTTAATGAAGCGTCTACCGTCGGCAGATTTCTCGCCGTAAGACTTGAGAATGAGATTCTTGAACATCGATACGAGCTTAACCGGATCCTTTGTCTCGATGATTTTCTCAAGCATGCTCTTCATTCCACCTTCTACAGAATATTCCATCTCAGAAAGCTCTGCCTTAGTAAGGTTGAAATAGAACGACTCGGTTCTCTCATTGCCATTGTAGTCGGTATAGGTAATAGTCTTAGTATACATAATAAAATTTACTCCTTTCAACATTAAAAACGAAAAAAATAAACACGTTGGCAAGTTGACGACCCGAAGTAACGGAAATCGCCAACAAGCTACGTGTCTTGATTAATAATTAGTTATACAATAATTCCATTTTGATTTTAGCCAGCGCTCGTCTCAGACGTACTAAACATTGAGATAACCTCGGAAGGAAGAGGAAGCTTAGACTCAGTTGTCTCACTTCCGTAAAGAACCTTCTCAAATGCAGCAAGTTTATCCTTATCAACCTTGGTAGAGTCGATGGTAAGGCATGCGGTAGGCTTGAATCCGGGAACTGTAACAGGTACAGTAGATACTTCCCAAGAGAACGTGATCGCCTCGGGAGAATCGTTGATTGTCTGGTATGCCTTCTCCGATACAGAAGCGGTAGCTCCGTAAATCAGATGAATCTTGTATCCGTAGTCTTCGCCAGATACATCGTTGCCGACAACAGTCTGGTACGAGAAACCAAACGAGCTTCTCTTCTGCTGTCCAATCATTACACCGTCTGCGACTTCGGCCGAGCCATCACAAGCAGCCCATTCGTCAGGGTATGTATAAGCTTCAATTGTTGCACCGAATTCTTCGGTTGAACGAAGTGACAGATACTTAATGTCGTCAGCGTAAAGAGCAGTTTCTTCAGCACCAGAAGGACTCTCTGTTACTGCAGTAAGTCCACTCCAAGCTACGCCGTTGTTATAGCTACCATCACTCTTCTGAACAAACAAAACACCTTTCTTGACGCCGGTTTCGTACTCTCTGGTACCAACCTCGTCCCACTGGAGTTTTTTGCTTTCAGCCATGGATTATTTCCTCCTTTTTAAAAGTACAAATTAAACACGTCATGATACAGATTGTCTGCCGTATAACGACGATCGTGAATGCACATACTAAATTCGACAAACATCTTCTCAATCATGTCATGATCAGGGTTTGAATCGATGTATGTGATTGTGTATTTGTGGGTATATGAATAAGCCTTATTATCCGCAAAACGGACATCGCCTCTGTCTAACGCATAAATGAAACATGGGTATTTGATCTTTACCGATTCTGGTGGTTGAAAATATACATTGGTCGTTCCTAAAAGAGAACATAGTCTACTATGTAAATCTAATCGGTTAGCCATTATAAACACCACCAATCGTTAAGGTCAATCTAGGATGTTGTATGTCTATGTTGATGATCTTCCATTTTGAATTAAACAAAACGACGTATCGCATTGCTGAATAATTTTGATAGGCAAAGGAATCGGATAATATGCTAACCGTATTGGTAAGAGTCAGATCATCGTTAAGTGCCTCCGTTGCGGTCCACTTTCGGACATTGCGAGTCAACTCGCCATAGTAGGGCCTTTCGATGATCTTTTCTTGCCAAACACCCGGTGAGACCTCGACAGTAGTAGCAAAACCGATTGTTGTATGAATCTTTGCCATCAGGTCACACTTTCAGATTACGCTTCTTCGGCTTCCTCGATTTCGAGAACCAGAGCAGAGTAAGGCTTAACGAGAGCTCCGCTGCATCTGGTTTCGATCAGGTACTTCTGAGCGTTATAATCAATGTCAAAGTCGTCGAACATGTTTACGGCGCCGCCCTTATCAGCACCAACATTGTAGTCCTTGAGGTTTACAATGATACCTGCGAGAGGACGTGTCTTGGAATCCTCGCTGTCGGTTCTCTTAAGACCTTCCATAACAGGAACAGTAACGATGTTGGATACGCGAAGAGCTGTAGCAAGATCTGTAGTATTGTTATACAGTCTTCTACCCATAGCATCCTCAAGAAGAAGCATATCTGTGAGTACGTCTTCAGTTGTATAGAGTGTAGGATTACCAGAACCCTTGTAGTTCTTACGCGACTTGATTGCTGCTGTGATGAAAGCCTTAGCCTTATCAGCGTCAGTAGCGCCAGCGGAGACGGCTACAGGGACCTTTACAGAATACAGACTGTCGTCCGTATAAATAGGTCTAATGTTCGTCTCGCTGATCTTGTCGTCGCTGGATGCGTTTCTGCCATCGCCAACGAGGATAGCTCTTGCGATTTCCTCATCAAGCATCATACGCATCTCGGTCTTAAGCCAAGCAACAACATCGAAGTCTGTAATATCAATAACGTCATCTCTATCAAGCTTCTGCTTCTTATAAATTGTTGTAGGGGTGGTTGTTCTCTTGAGAAGAGCGAACACTTCGTCCTTCTTCTTCTTACCCTTGATGTAACCCTTTGCGCGAGCTTCGTCCTCAGTAATATCAGCAAAGATAGACTTTACTCTGGAGAACGGGGTATTGCTTACTGCGGCCATTACGCCAGCAACCCAATCCGTATCTCTCTTGATGAACTCAGGGGTATTTGTGAGATTCTTAGCATCCGGAAACAGATACTCGATCTCCTTAATGCCATACTCGTCGGCATGCTGAAGAAAACTTTCCTTGAGACTTCCGAAACGCTTACCATCAGCGATGATTGTTTCCATCTCAGAGTGAGTAAGCGTATCGCTCTGTACTACGGGTCCATTATCTTCAAATACGTTGTGACTCATATCAAAATATCCTCCTTCAATAGCCGAGTGCTTCACATCAGAATCGTCAGCCTTTGTTTTATCGCCAGAACCGCCTTTTCCTTCTTCGAGAGCCATTCCGATAATTGCATAAACGGCATCTTTTTGCTCGTCATTCAATGTATTGAAAATCTCTCCAATTGTCTTTTCTCCGGACTTGGGTTCTTTATTGGTGTTATTATCTGCCACTTTACCATCGTCTCCTTCTTCAGTTTTGTCTGCATGTTCCAGACTAAGATCCTCACCTGTATAGATGACTGCTTCTGCGATCATAGATCCATCTCCATGCTCAAGGCTAGGACAATCGATCATTGCTCCAGGGTTTGCTCCTGCAAGAACCAAAGATACTTCTCTGATGTGACCGTGGATTACGTCGCCACTACCGCTCTGAGTAAGCTGATTTGCATAAATACTCAGAGAAGAAATGTCTCCATGTTCAACACGAATCTTGGCGTCATTTGCTTCATCACTATTGTTAAATTTGCAATATGCATATACGCCGTCGGCCTTGTTTTCCAACATAGCGTGTCCGAGAATGTTTGATGGACTATCGTGCATGTGCTGCCATACAAGCGGCACAATCTGTCCGTCGTCATCTTTGAACGCGTTTCTACGAATGGTCCTTCCGTCAGAACACTTCAAGTCATTTTTGGTGGCCCATCCGCTGAAATCAAATCCCATTTTGATTTTCCTCCTCTTCAGTGTTTTCTGAACCAGAATCCTGTTTAGCATCAGTGCTCTGGTTTAGATTCTTGTTTCGTAGCTCATTTGCTGCTGGATCGCTCGATGGCTTATAACCAATGATAGCTCTAACTTCATTCGAAGACAGAATCTCATTTCTAGTAAGCTTATCCGAAATGTCAGCAATCTGAGATGTAGGCACGAGCTTAAACGGATCTTGGAAGAAGAAGATCGTCTGACCCTGAGTTCGTGCTGTTTTTGTCAAGAACTTTCTCCTAAATTCATCGGTAATGGCCGATAGGATTGGTTCTATCGTACGATTGTGGTAGTTAAGCATTTCCTGCTCAGTAGCAGTTCCATTAATAATTGATTCGGCAACGCCTAACTGACTGTAGAGCATGCTTGTTAAATATTCAATCTGACTCATAAGATTGTTTTCTGCTGCTCTATTTAACTGGGTTACCTTTTCAGTACCATCAATGTATGCAATTCCATACTTAGAATTGTATAACTGGTCTTCTATGTCTTTTTTGCGTTTCTCGGCTAATTTCTGCTGAGACTGAGTCTTTATCGCATAAGGCAACTGAATGATTATGTCAAGCTTGCTGCTTCCACTCTGTTCATCTACCGCGTCAAGCAGATTAAGCTTTCTTATAAGTCGTTTCGCCGTGGAGTTTGGTTCGTTCATCACCGAGTAAAGCGGATTTTCAATGATAGCAACATTTTCTTTTGGAAGAGTTAAATCCTCTTTTTTTCCAGTTCTATCATTATATAATCTAACTTTTACATGAGCTGGATACCAAGCCAGAATCTCTCCTACACGCATGCTTAGAATATCATAAGAATTGGTGTCGTTAGGGTTGACATTTGTATCAACAGGGACTACTGCTATACAACCTTTGTCGCACATAGTTAAAACAATATCCTGAACAAAGGCTCTACCCGTCTGGTCAATATTCGCTTCTGTTGTTAAGACATTATTAAGACCTGAATCAATATCTTCTACATAATCTCCGTTCTCATTAACCCTCGCATGTCGTATAGAAATGGCGGCTACATCAAGGGCTATTCGATTGTATATGGAATTTATAATCGACCGTTCATTACCAAGAGTCAATCTAGGTCTATCGGGCCTATAACTGCTTATTGAGCCAAGACTCTGATAATTGTAAATTTGAGGTTCATCATTCTTAAAGGCGTTCCAGGCATTTTTTATTCGACTACCTAAAGTACCATCTTTTGGCATATCGTCCTCCTTACTATATGAACATGTCTTTATGAGCCTTGAAAGCTACATATGCATCCATTAAAGCAGACACATTATCGATCTTTTGATCGCGTCGTTTTTTGAGAAGCTTTCGATTTCCGTTAGTATCTTCGAGAGTTATACAGTTTCCCATTGTATAACTGAAAAGCTCCTGATCGAATAGAAGCATCCGCTCTTCTGCTAGAGTCTTCAATTCTCCTAAAGGAACCGTCTCGGTCTTAGCTCCCTGAATTACTTTTTCAATTCCGAATGGCCCATTCTCGGTTTCCCATCGTTCAACGAAAGTTTTTGCATTATATGGGTCAAAACCAAAGCATCTAACGTCGTAGCCAGAATCAATGATGTATTTGTCTAGATCATCGTATACATCCGTTATGTCTAAAACGGTTCCTTCAAGAACGATCAAACTTCCTTCATTAAGAAAGTGTTCATACTTAACTCTAGCAGCAGAGGGAAGTTTCATAAGAGTTAAAGAGGTTATGTAGCTTCTAACCTTTACTCCAAAAAAACCATTAGCAAGAGGAAACATAAATGAGAATGCACAGAAGTCGTCTCCCTGAGATAAGTCTGCTCCAAGAGCACAAGGCATAGACCAAAAGTCCCTTTTTCTATGGGGTATGGTTTCTTCGTAGGTAAAGAAGTATGTAAATCCTTCCATTGGTATTCCGAATCGTTTCGCCAAAATATCATTTCGTGCAGCAGGAGCTTTCTCGGCTCTTTCTACATCTAACTGATAGGTTTCGTACGAAACGGTTCGTCCAATATTAGGATTTGCCTTAAGCCACATGTCTGGATCAGCAACTTCTTTGACATCGTCCAACTTGTAATACCATATAGATACATGTGGTTGAATGTATTCGCCTCTAAGAATGGACATCAGTTCCATTTTGATTGTGTCGCCAGAACCATTTCGGACGGTTCCTTCAGAGCTCAAAGCAATGATCAAATAGTCATCGACTTTGGATGCGCCCTGCTCGATCGCGCCAACAACGTCTTCGCGTATGTCTCCAGACAGCCATTCGTCGATTGTAGCAACTTTACATCTAAGACCTTGAAGCTTGTCTATGCTCATAGGACGAACCTCGAGCAATGATCCAGTGATGAAATTTTCAACGCCTTTCTTCGTAGAGGCGAGCTTTACTCGATTGGCGATAGAACCAGTTGTATTCTGTAATGATCCCTCTGTTAGAAACTTGAACAAAGGCCCCCTTGCTCTTGTAATAGCAGTTCTTTGCGGAGACATGATCTCTTCAGCCTGCCTCATGGTTGGAGCTGTTGTAATCTGATGCGTAGTCGAGCAATCCACATTTAAGAAGTACGATTGAATACACGACCCATATACCGACTTGGCCGCGCCTCTTCCTACAATTAGGAATTGCTTATTAATTAAACGCTTCTTTACTCGCATAGTAACAAATCGTCCACCTTTGCCCGTCTTATAAGGCTGATAGATCGACTTATCTACGAAATAGTACCAACCAAAGATCTCTTCCGCCCAAAGCTTAAAGGTATCTAGCAAGTTTAAATCAGAACCATCTGTCAAGGTGAGTTCTCCTTCACAGTATCTAATAAATCCTTCCGCAGCTTCGTCGTCATAGTAGATACTTGGATTAGCTATAAGATCGTCGATTCTATTCATCTCCATAGAAACTTCCTGATTAACAGGTATCTCTCCTCTAATTACAGAATCTCTAAAACGACCATAGTATTTAGGAATTGCAGTATTAGATAATGATATTGAGCCCACCTCCTTTATGATTCCATTTTGAATTTAGACTACCATTAGATAGTTTCCATCAACGTCAATAACGTCAGACGCCTTTACGCCATCCCATATGTGAGATTCGTTTCTAACAAAAGCTTTTGCTTCTTCAGTGTATGTTTTTTTCTTTTTATTGAACGAAGACGAATTAGCACTCTGACTAGCGTTGTTTACGAAACTTTCTGCTCTCGATCCAGTGGTGTTAGATTTTTTTCGAGTATTGTTAGCAGAAGCGTTTGTTTTAGACGTCGTGTTGGTAGTAGAAGCATCGTCTGAGGAGCTACTAGTGAACGACTCTATCACTGATTCAGAGGTGGAGTTTTTTTTATCCTTAGTTTTATTACTGCCTATAGTACGCCATTTATTACTCTTAGTTGTAAATGTATTTCGAACGGTTGCCACAGTGTTATAAATCTTAACTCCACTAGACGTTATGTCGGATACACTCTTTACCGTATTAGCTACTCTCTCAACTTTTTCGGAAGCGGCTTCTTTCTTTTTAGCATCTACCTCGGATAATCTTTGGTTTAAATTTACTCTCTCTAGAGCATCTTTGAGTTCCTGATTAGAAAGTTCTGCTTGATGCTGTTTAACTATTTCGGCGGAACCAGATTTGATTATCGCCTGCCTATCTGCTTCGGTCTTGGCTTCTTTCTTTTCAAGGCGTTTTCTACCGGCAGCAGTTAAAGTTCCATCTGCGTTCTGATAGCGCCTAACGCCCCATCGCATGCCGAGAATGCCATGATGATAAAGTTCGTCTTCATCGTCATTACAATCATGTGGAATGATGGATTTCATGTTCATCATTTCATCCTCCTTTATTCATAGTCTAAGACCGAGCATTTATTGCCCGTGTCTAGAATCACCACGCCTCTTATTTTCGATTAATGTAGAATCTTTAGTAATTACATAGAGGTTCCAATTGTAGTCTCTCTGGACTATAAAATCTTTTCCAGCTTTAAGAGTTCCATCTGAAATATCAGAAATCTTTTTATCTGTTTTTCTCTTATCCGACTTTAATTGCGATGCAAGCGTTGCATAAGTTTCTGCTTTCTTGTATGCATTTCCGGCTTTCTCACTATACTTAGAATATCCCTGTTTATCTCCAGAAAGCTCTTTTACCATCATATCGGTTTCGTAATTCGTGGCTTTTTTATACGTTTTAATAGCCTTCTTAAGATTTGATTTCGAGGCGGCATCCAACGTTTTAGATTTTTCGGATAAAATAGATACAGCGGATTTAGTATCTTTTTTCTGAAGATGAGAGCTACTCGCAACTTTATCATATCGTTTCTGCCCAGCAGCAGTCAACGAACCATCAGCATTCTGATAACGTCTAACGCCCCACCGCATTCCCAGTATTCCATGATGATAAAGTTCATTATTCATATGAATACCACTCCTTTAAAAATATAATTACTTTCCGAACATCTCGTGCATGTATTTGACTTTTGCAGATTTTTCCACATACATGTCTACGATGCAGTCTTTAGTCTCCTGAATATAATCGGGCATCTCTTTATACTCTTCAGAGAGCTTTTTATAGTACTGCTCAAACATTTCATACAAATGAGTAGCATGAGAAAGTTCAGTAGCGCTCATATCCGCCAAGGTCTTAGCCCAAGTCGGATTCATTGCTCGAATCTCGATGGCTTTTTCGATGTAGTCTTTTGCACCGTGAAGTTCATCGTGAATCTGACATTTAAAATATCGTACATTCATTCCGATTCCTCCAATTTACTTAGTATGTGTTCCAGCATTGTGTTCTGATAAGCTAACATGTCATTCTGAGCATTCAAGTCTGATTCTAACTTTTCAAGTATTGCAGCAGTCTGCTCGTCTAGACCTTTCATGATGTCGTCTTTATCGCTCTGCGTCAAGTTCTCTTCATAGTTCATTATACCTATGACGAATGATACAACAGCTAAGGCATCTAAAAAATCATCGTTGAATTTCATAGTTAGTCGATCTTATCCACCACAATGTCTACATTACCATATGTAGCTCCGACTCCGGTATTTACAACGTTTACTGTCGTTGGTGACGTACAAGAATCGCATCTGCAATTGTTGGTGGGAACCTGTACGAGTGTAGTTATAGACATACTATTCAAAGAAGTTGCGTCAGCAGAAGTGTTTGACGTAATTGCCTGAACCTGAGGAGAACCATTCTTAAATATCTGGAAAGAAAGTAGTCCTGCTACGGTAGCAGTAACGGTTGCTGATACGGTTACTTTGTACACTCCACATTTATTGAATGTTATAGTAGATCCATTTATCGAAACTCCGCAGCCCTTATCAATAGCAATGTTATTCAAAGGGATTGTGGAATTGGTTGTAACAGTTACATTTTTCGAATAAGCTTCAATCATTTTGAATTACCTCCTTAAAAACGAATTAGGGAGCAATCCAAAGACTACTCCCGTATCGTTTACCAATCGTAGTTAGCTATTGCAGCAAGAACTGCAAGTCATAAACGGACTATTGCCCGCGTAATACGCGCTTGACAGCGGATAGCGAACTACACCACACATAGCACTCTGAAGCTGAAGCTGGTTGATCTGGTTCTGCATGTCTGCCATGCGATTACCCTGAACAACGTCCATAAGCTTCTGAATCTGAGCCGTAGTGTTTGCGTTGATAGCGGCTGTATTCTGAGCAGCATTGTAATTCACGCCATCGATTGATCTGAGAATGTTGCAGCAACACTCGTTGGAGTTTGCGATTGAAGCCTGCTGAGCCATAGCAATATTACTAAGCTGGCCCGACAGATTGGCCTGGATGTCCTTGGCCACTGAAATGTTTTCGTACTTTGCCTGGTCTACCGCAGAGACAGCCTGAGCTGTGCCGTTAGAGATTGCGGTCATAATGTCTCTGTTCTGATCCTGCAAATCATTAAAATTGAATCCGTTCTGGATGAAGTCCTGAGTAGCAGCGTTATTCACGCCGTTGCCACCCCAACCATTACCAAATCCGCCACCAGCGAGAATTAACAGGGCGAAGATCCACATAAAAGAGGAACCCATGAAATCGTCGTTGTTGCGGTTGTTGTTCAACAGAGCAACATCACTAGCTGTTAAAGCATCGTTCATAAAAAATACCTCCTGAAAATAGTTCTATATAAATCTGCAGAATTTATATCAAGTTTGTGGTAAGTTGTATTATTAAGATTATTTGAGCATATTAATTATTGAGTCGGGATCTATTCCTTTTGCCTTAGCCATGTTGTAGAATGCTGTTTTAGGATCACCTCCGCAGTTATTTACCATTGTCATAACCTGTTGCATTTGCGGGTTCTGAGCAACGATAGATTGTAACATGGCTTGAGGGTTATTACTGTTCCTGACCATTTCCATCATACTCTTTATTCGTTGCAGGTTGTTTACCATTCCATTTTGATTTTGGATTGGGATTTGATTTGCCTGCTGATAGAGACTGCTGGGCATTCAGAACTTCCTCCTTAAACTGATCAAACTCTTCTTTGGTGACATATATCTCCGGCGAGGAGTTTGTTGATTCTTTTTCTTCGACATAACGATAACGTTTGATTGTTGGGAAATTGCTTGCGTCGGTCGTCTTTATGTACATGATGTCTTCGTTCTCGTCGAACAAGGCTACTCGGCTATTTGGCTGAGTAGGGTACGCTTTGGCACTATCCATTCCGTTAACAAATGTCAACTGAAGACTGGCTGCCTGAGATGGTTGATTTGGCACTGGATTGTACGGCTGGTAAAGATTGTTCCAAGGAACCGCCGTAGTGTTATTCCATGGCGCCGATGTTGGATAAGGATTAAACATGATCATAGCTCCTTTGCTAGTTCAGTTCCAACCTTAAACCTCCATTCCAATTCGTTCGTCTGGGATTCTAGCGATGTTACTACGAATGAAGATGTTGGTGGGTCGAAAACGAGTTTTACTTTTAAGTAAATGTAGGTTTTTATCGCTTGTAAATCGTAAAGATCTTCTCCTAAGAAGTCTTTCCAGGTTTCTAAATTACTAGAGATGCTGAACTGACTCTTGCCAACCCCGAGTTGATTCAAAGTCATTATTGCGGAATTGATGTGAGCAATTACGTCTGGATCGAAATCGACGTAATCTGGTTCTATCCCTAGAAGTTTCTTAATTGAGTCCAGAATACTGTTCATGTAATCACCTCATCTCCATGGACAAGTATCGAACGGCTTTCTTTCGACTGGTTGAGCCTGCAAGAGACTTTCATCTCCGTAATGGATTGCATTATGTGTATCAAACGAAACAACAATTAGGTTTTCCGGATCTAGAAGGCTCGGGTTCCTATATATGATGTCGTCAATTGAGATCGGGTTCAAATGATGGATTAGAATTCTACCAAATATCTCTCGATCTTCGCAAGCTAGATCACATCCATTATCTCTGATGATTATTTCTCGTCTTATATCCATCCAATCTCTTGATCTGTAAAAGCATTGATTCAAATATCTATCATAACCGAAAGTTTGAGATCCGACAGCGGAGTTTAGCTGCAAGTATTTGAATCGTTCTTCAAATGTTTGTAGCTCAATCAACTCAGAATATAACTTACGTTCCATCTTGGCGTCCTCCATAGGACATCATAGCCTCAATTGCACTCTTATAGAGCTCTTCGCTATTCTTAGCAGACTGTAGAGACTCGGTTTTAGCCTCTAAAAGCTTGACCTTCTTCTCCAAAGCCTCTTTTTCTAAGCGTTCCTTCGTAGAACCGAGTCTCAGATAGTGTGTTATCACCTGGGAAGAGGCGGTTCCCTCCATAAGTTGCTTTTCAGCCAAGTCTACAGCTAAAGATATAAGCTGATTCTCTCTGGACTCGACTGATGAGGACGGACTTCGTTTAGTTTTCTTGTGATCGGTGTTAGATGCTGCTCCTTTCTGCATACTATTCATCCTTTCTTACTAAAATATAACGAGTTTGTATGTAGTTTTCAGGCACTTTTTGAGGGGGTCGAGTGAGGGTGGATGCGACTTGATCAAAAATATAGAAAGGAGCAATTCAAAAGAGAGGGTCTTGCGTATGTGGATAAAACGGCCCCCTGAAAAAGTGCCTGAAAATATCACCCCCGGAGAAAATATAAAT